GTGTCTTATATAACATCAGTTGGTCTTTATTCAGCAGACAACGAACTGCTTGCTGTTGCTAAATTGAGCGAACCATTGAAAAAAGATCCAACCAATGAGATGATACTAAGAGTGCGTTTGGACTGGTAACCACTTGACTAAATACGTTACGCTCAACAAGTTTTCTGCTATCGTGCTGAAACAAAAAATATAACAAATAAAGAAACTGCCTATTTATTTTAGGCAGTTTTTATTATGACAAGACCAAAACAGTTTATAACAAAAGACGGAAATCTAAACAACTTCAAAACAGTTTCCAAAAATGATTTCAGTCAGTTTCAATATGGTGACATAATAACAGGATCGGAATATCCATATATTTCAAATATATTGAGATATCATGTATACCAAGATCAAAATAGAAACTATATAAAAGCATTAGAAAACACACTAAACCACTATACTTTTATAAGCCCACACTATTCTTATAGTTCTTCGTTGGGAAACAAAGACACACAAGAGTTCAGTTTTATAAGTATACCATCTATTTTTTATGGCTCCTCAATAAAAAAAGGTTCAATAAACTGTAAATGGTATCTCACTGGAAGTGTTATAGCAGAACTACAAGATATAAATCAAAATGGCGAACTTGTTCAGGTTGGTCCAAGCGGAAGTGTTGGTTCTGGTAGTGTTGCCGGTGTTGTGCTTTACAAAGAAGGATTCATAATATTGACTGGTTCTTGGAGTTTGCATCCAACATATACTGATTTATTTGGTATAGGAACAACAACTGGTTCATCGCCCTCCTGGAAATATTTTATGCATACTGGCTCCGATGATACAAATCGTGCTGTATCTTCAAGTTTTCTTCTTGATTTTGAAGGAATGAACTATATTCCAACAATAACAATGCTTGCTCACGCAGAACAGGGAGAACTAAATCATTCAAACAATCCAACATATATTGAATACGGACAAAATACACAGCCAATAACTGGCGCATTTGGTTATATAGAAAACATAAACAATACTATAAAAAACATAGTGAGTTCCTCTTATGTTGATGAGAAGCCAGATTTCAAAAAAACAACATATATTTCAAAAATCGCTATTTATGACGAAGAAAAGAACCTTATCGGTGTGGCTAAGTTGGCAAATCCAGTAAGAAAAAGAGAAACAGACTCCTATACATTCAAAATCAAAATGGATCTATAAAATGCTAAAAAAGTTTGAAAGTAGTGACATATTTGTAAACAGAATAAAGACCTATCCAAAGGTAAGAGTTTTCACTTATTCTGGCAGTATGTATTATAATAACAATACAGTTTCTGGCAGCGGTGTGTCCATATATAACTTTCTACCAGAACCAGTAGTTGATACATTCAATCCGCTAATATTCACTGAAACATTTGAATTTCCAAGTTGGTTTGGCACATACGACACTGGCTCAATAATTTTTCCAACCTTTACTGGTTCTGTGTTGTTTCTTGAAGAATTTGAATCTGGTTCATGGCCAAATCCATGATAAATATTTTAGGAGCTATAAACAATGGCACAAAATGATTGGACTTTTATACTTAGACCTAGCGACGTCACAGCCGGAAGAACTTTTCTTGGAGGAACAACTGGAAGTGCATTTCAACACAGCACACTAACAAATCCAATAACAGGCTCAGGAACTTGGTGTCGTGGGTTTTTTGCATCTGGTTCGGTGAATAACTATAGATTTGTTGCTTTGTTGCCAAGAAACAATTCAGAACTAACAAGTTCAACCGGCTATCCATATGGTTTTGGATATTCTATTCGCTGTTGGGCGCGAGCAGGAAATACAAGTGCCTCTGAATTTGATTCAGTGCAAATATCATTCAAAAATCAGTCAAACCTAGCCATAGACATTGCAGGAAACCTTCCCACCCCAAGATTGACCGGCTATACACTTTATCTATCAGAAACAAAACTTCAATTGGTTTGTGCCAATACTGGCACAATAAACACTTTCTCAGAAAGTGTTTTACCTGCCGACAATGCTTTTGGTTACTCAAAGACAATAACAACTTCAAATTTGTTCAACCGATGGATTCGTTTGCGAATGGATGTTTCTCCCATCACTGGCGCATACGATAGAATAACTGTTTTCACAGCAAGTCAAGCACAGGAAAATAATTGGCAGCAAGTTCACACAATAGATATACCAAGAGAAAAAGTTGGCGCTTATGTTCCATGGGCAAACAATCCAAATGGTGATGGAGCGCAAGCAGCCGGAAAGGGATACCTTGGTGCAGTTATAACATCCTATGCCACCACCGCCGCAGCCTATATAGATCAATTTGAAGTATTTAAAGAGCCAGTATAGTCAATTTTATTGAAAAGAACTATTTACATAAGAGGATAAATAAATGACAGATTTCATGAAACTACACAGACCAGGTATAGGAAATGCAGCAAGTTATCAAGTCTCTGCCATACCTTTTGTCAGTTCTTCTCTTGCAATACCAGTAAGTGGTGCAAATACTTTTTCAATTTCATTTCCACTTATTACAAAGTTTATAACCATAACAAATCTAACACCTGCTTCACAAATGCGTTTAGGATTTAGCGACCGTGGTGTAAAAGGAACAAACTATTTTCTTATTACTGGCTCTTCTACTTTTACAACAGAAGTAAAAACAAATCAAATATTTTTGATGAGCAACAATGCAACTCCTATTTCTGCCAGTTTGTTTGCTGGACTTACAAATATCGAAGCAACAGAACTACAAAATAACTGGTCTGGTTCGCTTGGAGTTGGTTGAAAATAAATATTAACGAAAATATATTTTTTGTTATTATCTGCAAATGATCCTTGGTTTGGATATATCAACATCTTGCACCGGCGTAACCATTTTGGACTACGCCGGTCGTGTTGTTCTCAATACCTGTTGGAAGTTCAAAAAAGAAGAAATACTTGACAAACTCCAAGCAGCAAAAGAACATATATTAGAACTACGAAAAAAATATCCAATAACAGAAGTCTTTATAGAAGAAAGTCTTCAAGCATTTCGTCCCGGTTTTTCATCAGCAAAAACGATTTTATCTCTTGCCAAGTTCAACGGAACTTTATCTTGGATGATATTGGAACATTTAGGTATAAAACCCCAGTATATTGGTTCTGGAACAGCAAGAAAACTTTGTGGAATAAAAGTAATAAAAGGTGTTCCAGCCAAACAGCAAGTTATGGACTGGATGTTGCTAAATCAAAGTTGGTTCCGGGTAGAAAAGAAAAAAAATAGCGAAAATATAAAAGATCACTATTATGATATGGCTGATAGTTGGGTCATAGCACAAGCAGGTTTGTTGCAAATAAAAAACAAACCATCAACTTGACCTCTTGCGGGTGCTATGCTAACGTGCGGCTATGTCATCGGTGCAAAAAGAACAGATATTAGCAGATATATTTGGCGCTCCTCAACGATCCGGTGAGGAGTTGCTTTTTTATTGTCCCAAGTGCAAACATCAAAAAAAGAAACTCTCCTGTAATGTCCGTAAAAACGCTTTCAAATGTTGGGTATGCAACTTTACGGGGAACAGCATAGCAAGGCTGGTAAAGCGTTATGGCTCGTATAAACAGAAACAAGAATGGGGTAGGTATGATGACAAAGTTGATTTGTCTTCCATTTCTTTTGCAGATTCTTTATTTGGAGATAAAGAACAAGAAGAAACAAACATTTCATTACCCAAAGAGTTTGTTACGCTGACTGGAAAATACAATCCAGTAAATTCTATTCCGTTGAGATATTTGCATGAACGAGGAATAAACAAAGAAGATATACTAAAATGGAAAATAGGATATTGTCCTGATGGCGAATATGCTGGTCGGATTATCGTTCCAAGTTTTAGTCTTGAAGGAAAAATAAATTATTTTATTGCTCGTTCTTATCGCGACGATTGGATGAAATATAAAAATCCACCTTTACATAAAAATCAAATATTATTCAACGAACTTTATGTTGATTGGTCCTCTGACCTTGTATTGACAGAGGGAGTTTTTGATGCTATAATAGCAGGAAACGCAGTGCCGCTGCTTGGTTCTACATTGCCGGAAACAAGTAGATTATTCCAAGAAATAGCAAAACACGATACACCAATATATGTTGCCCTTGATCCAGACGCAGAAAAGAAAGCAAAACATCTCATAAAAGATATGATCCAATATGGTATAGAAACATACAAGGTTGATGTAAGTGGTTTTCAAGATGTTGGTAGTATGACAAAAGCAGAGTTTCTTGAAAGAAAAGCCGCAGCACTTCCTATGACACAAGAAACACTATTTAGATATCAAATACAAGGATTTATATGAAAGTCGTCTATATTGTAATAGAAGTTTGGTACAGCAGAACCGATTTAGTTGCTTGTTTTTCCAAAAGACAAGATGCCGAAAAGTTTATTGAAAATAAACGAAATTTTTCTATCACAGAAATGGAAGTAAAATGATAAAGATCTGTCACCTATCGGACACCCATATCAGAAACCTCAAATATCACGACGAATATCGTATAGTATTCAATAAAATATTTGAAACTCTAAAACAAGAAAAACCAGACTATATTATTCATTGTGGGGATATAGCACATACAAAAAACCAGATATCTCCTGAGTTTGTTGAAATGTGTTCTTGGTTTCTAAAAGAACTTGCCGATATTGCTCCAACATATATTATTCTTGGAAACCACGACTGTAACCTCAAAAACGACACTCGCCAAGATAGCATTTCTCCTATTGTTACAGCACTAAACAATCCAAACCTAACACTTTGGAAATATTCAGGCGAGCGAGTTATAGATGAAAAACTTGCCTTCAATGTTCTTTCGCTTATTGATGAAGATAAGTGGGTAAAACCAAGCGATCCCAACAGGATCAATATTGCTCTTTATCACGGCGCTATTGCTGGTGTATCCACAGATGTTGGGTACACTATGGAACACAGCGATCATGATGTTTCAATTTTTGAAGGTCACGATTACGCAATGGCCGGCGATATTCACAAGACAAATCAAATTGTTGATACAGAAGGTCGTGTTCGCTATCCAGGTTCAACCATTCAACAGAACCATGGAGAAACAGACGATAAGGGTTTTCTCATTTGGGAAATAGAAGATAAAAACCAGTTTGATGTTCGGCATATTGCTATCCCGCACCCAAAACCATTTGTAACTATCAAACTTGATGAAAATGGCAAGTTTGATGAAACAGCCAACATAAAGACAAACGCTCGTATTCGTGTTATGGCTGATAGCAACATTTCAGCAAATGAAATAAGAAAAACACTTGATATTATCAAAGTAAAGTTTCAGCCAGAAAGTGTTGCCTTTCTAAACAAGGCAACAAGCAGAATAGATATAACAGAAACCATCAACAAGATGGAAGATCAAGATTTGCGCTCAATATCAACACAAGAAAAACTGCTTGCTGAATATCTAAAAGACTATAATCCAACAGCAGAAATATTGCAAAAAGTGTACGAACTAAATAAAAAATACAACTCTATTGCCGAAGAAAACGAAGAAGTGTCCAGAAACATTCGTTGGACAATCAAGTCATTGATGTGGGATAATATGTTCAACTATGGAAAAGATAACTCAATAGATTTCCAAAAATTAAACGGTGTTGTTTCTCTAAATGGTCCCAACGGTCAAGGAAAGTCTGCCATTTTGGACTCAATGCTTTGGGGTATGCAGAATTCAACAAGTAAAAATGTTCGTAAAAATGTAAATATTATCAACCAAAACCAAGACAACTGTCGTGTTGTTGTTGATCTGCTTGTTGATGACAAGCAATATACTATTGAAAGAACTGCTGAAAAATATACCAAGAAACTAAATGGCGAAGAAACACTTGAAGCAAAAACCGATGTTTCTTTTAGTGTCTGTGATATAGGAGAAAGCGAAGACTGTGAAAGGTTTGAAAAAGGTAATCTAAATGGTCTTGATCGCAACGAAACAGATAAAAATATTCGTAAAGTATTTGGAACACTGGAAGACTTTCTTTTTACTTCTATGTCTTCCCAGCTTGGTTCTCTTGACTTTATCAACGAAGGTTCAACTCGTCGTAAAGAAATACTTGGAAAGTTCCTTGATCTTGATATATTTGCTAAAAAATACAAACTTTCAAACAGTGAAGCAACAGAGCTAAAAGCAGCACTAAAACGACTTGAAACAAAAAATCACGATCAAGAGATATTAGAAACATCTATAAAATTGATTGAACTAAAAGGCAAAGCACAACAACAACTTGATGAGTGTGAAGAAATAAAAAGTGAAATAAAAGTTCTAACAGAGCAAATAAACAATATAAACATAGAGACTGCTTCTATGCCAAAAATAGATGTTATTGATATTGATAATGCCAAGTTATCTTTAGAAAAGATATTCAGCGATATAGAAAAGTTCGGCAAAACAATGAAAGAAAATAGTGAATTTTATATAGAAAAAGAACGAGCACTTGATGTTGCTAAAAAAGTTGTTACTGGCATAAAAATAGAAGAAATAAACAAAAATAAAAATACCATAACAGAAAAAAACAAAGAACTTGACAAGGTGTTGAGGCAAATAAATGAACTTGAAAAAGATATTCTCCGTGACAAAAAAGATATACAGATTTTGGATGAGGTCCCATGTGGAAATACTTTTCCTACCTGTAAGTTTCTTACTGGTGCCTTTCAAAAGAAAGGCGAGATAGATGGTAAAAAAGACCTTGTTGTTATAGCGAGCAAGAGAAAACAAGAAATAGAAAAAACTATAAATCAACTAAATCCAACAGAAATAGAAAAGTCTATTTCTGCTCGTAATGTTATTTTGGAAAAAATAAGAAATATGGAAACTATTGTTGCTAACAAAAAACTTGAAAACGAACAACTAAATGGAAAAATAATAGTTTCACAGAGCCTTGTAGAAAAACTAGAACAAAAAATAGAAAACTATTATAAAAACGAACAAGCAGCAAAAAAACTAAATGAAATAACAAAAGTGAAACAAGGTTTTATTGAACAAAATGAAAATCTAACAAAACAACTAAATGCTTGTGAAACAAGTATCATAAAACTACATCGCGAACAAGGTTCATTAGAACAAAAGAAAACTGACTTGGAAGAAGCAAAACAAGAACTTGCCAAACTACGAGACGAATATGCTGCTATTTCTATGTTTGAAAAGGCGATGCACAGCAACGGAATAAGTTATGACATTATTCGCAAAAAACTGCCAGTTATAAATGAAGAAATAGCAAAAGTTCTTGCCAATATTGTGAGTTTTGAAATATTTTTTGAAGATGATGGTAAAAAACTTGACATTCTTATCAAGCATCCAAAATATGAAAAGCGACCAATTGAACTAGCCAGTGGAGCAGAAAAAAGTTTGGCTGCTATGGCTATAAGACTTGCCTTGACAAAAATAACTTCATTGCCAACTGGCGATATTATTATACTTGATGAACCAGCAACTTCACTTGACGAAGAAAATATGGAAGGTTTTACCAGAATGCTTGATATGCTAAAAACTCATTATAAAACAATATTATTGATATCTCACCTACCAGAATTGAAAGATATTGCTGACACGCAGATACTTATAAATAATATTGATGGATATGCTTCTGTGGAGGTAAAATGATAATGGCGCGACTAAAAAAAGAAATACTTGATAAAGGTATATCAAAACTTGTTAGTAGAAAACTACTTGTTTGGCTTGTGGCAACTATTGGTGTGCCTTTACAAATGATTGATGGTGAGCAATGGTTACAAATAAGTATGGTTTATATCGGCTCTCAGGCGGCAAAAGACTTTATCATAGAGTATGTCAAGGCAAAAACTGGAAGCCAAAATACACCAACTGTGTGAAATACTAAAAAATTTTTTGTTTTATGCTATTGTGATAATAGTAGTGATATCTTTTATTGTAGAAATACTAAATCAAGGAAATAGAAATGGTAAATAAAATATTAGAAACTTGTAAAAAATATTGGTATATGTTTGTTATATTCGCCCTAACCGGTGTTGTTTTGTTGGTGAGTTTTGTAGAGAACTCCAAAGTGGCAGGCTTGTCAAATGTTATAAAAAAGATTGCTGATGGTTATATAAAGCAGTTTGACAAGTTAGAAACACTAAACGATGCCAAAACAAGAAAAGATAAAAAAGTTATCAACAAAGCGGAAAAGAAAATAGAAGCAATAGAAAAAGACAAAGAAGAAAAAGTACAAAAAGTATTAGAAGAAAAAGAAAAAGTTGTAGAAAAACTCAAAGATAACTCAACAGAAGAACTTGCTAAAAAAATAAAGGAAGAGTATAATCTATGAGAACATTATGCTTAGCATTATTATTTATATTTTCAGGGACTTCATTCGCTCAAACGGCAGTCGTAAAAGGACAACAATGTCCAGCAGACGGTATCTTTCTAACAAAAGAAGAAGCAGCAAAAATATTAGCAGAAAAACAAGCAGCAGCAGAAATATGCCGGATAAATAATGAGGCGTCTGTTGAAAAAGAAAAAACAAAATGTGGTTTTGAAAAAGGCTTATTACAAAATGAACTTGATTTTGAAAAGAAAAAGTTTGATGAAATAATAGGGCTAAGAAATGCGCAAGACAAAGTTTTCTTGGATCGTATTGATGATGGGGGTGACAATACATATTATTTTTTTGGCGGATTGGCTTTGGGTGCTGTTGTATCCGGAGCGGCCATAGTTGGCACAATAGTTCTAATAAACCAGGTCGTACAATGAGCCAAGACTGGGACAAGATAGCAGCAGTAGAAAAAGCCGTAAAAGAAAAATACGGAGATAATGCTATTGCTAATCCAAAAGCAAATTGGAACGCAGAAAAAGAAGCAGACTTTATAGAGCAAATAAAACAGCAAGCGATAAAAACTCAGGAAAAGCAGGACAAACAAGAAATAATAGAAGAAAATGGGTTTTTAGTAAAGAAAAAACTATTTATTAGCAAAACCAACAGGGTTTGTCCGGTCTTGGAATGTGGGCGTTATTCTTTTAGTGTAAAGGATGATGTATATATGAACAAGTTTGGATGTTGTTATGGATGTTATATAAAATATGTTGAAGGTCGTGAAGGCCTTTGGGAAGAAAGAAAGAAGGTGATTACAAATGGTAGTTGATAAACTTGAAGAAGTAGCGAAAGCGCTTGAAGCGTGTAAGGCAGACGCCGTAAAAGTCGACAAAGGTAATCGTTCGGCTGCAACCCGTATTCGTAAAGATCTTGGTGCAGTTGCAAAGATGCTAAAAGAACTTCGTAATGCAGCGCTTGAAAAAGTTCGTGAAGTAAAAACAAAAGAAGACTGAAACCCAACAAGGAGAAGATAATAAATGGCTGAACTTTTAGATGTAATAAAAGGTATTTCACAAGTAATGGCTCAAACTTATGATGGTGCAACCGATAAAGATGGTAAGCCAATCAAAGCAGGTTTGCGCCGCGAGGAAGTATCAGCATTTACCAGTTGTGAGTGTCGTCTCCTTGATGGTTTTCGTGCGCGTGTAACTCATCACGCAGGAAAAGATGGTTCTTTTCCTTGTTTGATAATCTCTTATCATAGCGAACTCAAACTTGAAGAAGCGCACAGTCCAAAACTCGGCGAACAAGTTGAGGAGCATATAGCAGAAGCACTAAAATATCTAAAAAAAGAGTTCAAAAAGGTTGCTGGCAAAGAACTAAATGTTGAAAAATATGGCGAAGTAAAAATGCTTGTTGAAGAAACATCAAGAATCCGAGTTTTTGTAACAGCACAATGTCATTACAAAATAAAAGATATTGATATGCCAAAACTTGAAGATCAAAAAGATGTTGAACGCAGCGAACAACTTCAAAAATGGTTAGCATTAGGTGGATTGAAGAAATGAAAATAACAAAAGCAAGACTTTTACAGATCATTCGTGAAGAGGTTGAACTCCACGAAAAGTATGTTGAAGAAAATGTTATTGAACTTGACGAAGAGGCGATTGAAGAACTTTCGAAACAAGCCGGTAAAAAGGCCATTGAAGATGAAATAGATACTGACAAAGAGACTGGCAGTCTTAAAGAAGTTGAAAAAGTAAAACACAAAGGCAAAGAATATAAAGCATCGGCATCTACCATGAAGGCTATTCGCGGTGGTGCTGGCGGTCCCGGTAAAGTAACGACGTCAGAGTTTGAAAAAGCAGTAAAACAAGCAAGTTGGGCTGACGATCCAGAGGCGGTTGCTGCTGCCGGTAGAATAGTTGCTAAAAAGAAAGCCGGAACCATGGAAGAAGATAGTGATGTTGATGAAGATAAACTTCTTGATCCCGAAACAAAAGAACCGGTCAATGGCACGAAACCAAGATGATATATGAGTTATGTTCTTACAAAAGATCAGGTAAAAGAAGAGATAAAGAAGTGCGGGCGTGATCCTGTATACTTCATTACAAACTACTGTAAAATATCACATCCAGAAAAAGGATTGATACCATTTAGTTTATACGGCTATCAGCAACGAACAATAAAAGACTTTGAAGACTATCGCTTCAATATAGTTCTAAAAGCCCGCCAGTTAGGTTTATCAACCGCTGTTGCGGGTTATATTGCTTGGATGCTTCTTTATCGCAGACAAAAAAGTGTTCTTGTTGTCGCAACAAAACTTGATGTAGCAGCCAATCTTGTAAAAAAAGTAAAAAAAATGATAAAAAGTCTGCCAAGTTGGATGAACATAGCAGACATATCAATAGACAATAGAAATAGTTTTGAACTAAATAATGGCTCATGGATCAAAGCATCATCAACAAGTGAAAGTGCTGGTCGTTCGGAAGCGTTGAGTCTTCTTGTTATTGACGAAGCAGCATTCGTTGAAGGCATGGAAGACCTGTGGAAAAGTATATTCCCAACACTTTCAACCGGTGGTCGTTGTATTGCCCTCTCGACGCCAAATGGGGTTGGAAACTGGTTCCATGAAACATATATAAATGCTGAAAATAACACAAACGATTTCCACGCCATAAAACTAAACTGGGACGCCCATCCAGAGCGAGATCGCGACTGGTTTGAAGCAGCCACTCGTAATATGAATAGGCGAGATATAGCACAAGAATTCGAATGCTCTTTCAATGCATCTGGTGAAGGCGTTATAAACTCGCAAGATTTACAAGAAATAAGAGAAGGCGTTTTAGAACCTAAATATCGCACAGGTTTTGATAGAAACTATTGGATATGGGAAGAAGCAAGAGTTGACTTTACATATCTTCTTGTAGCAGACGTCGCCCGTGGAGATGGAAAAGACTTTTCTGCTTTCCATGTTGTAAAACTTGAAACAATGGAACAAGTAGCAGAGTATCAAGGAAAAATAGCGCCTGATATTTATGCTGATATGTTGTTTCAAACAGGAAAAGAATATAATAATGCTCTTCTTGTTGTTGAAAATAACAATATTGGATATAATGTTCTTGATAAACTTATAGAAAGAAAATATCCAAATATTTATTTTTCAATAAAATCAACACATGAATATATAGAGCAAGTTCAAGCGGAAAGCATGACAAATAGTGTTCCAGGATTTACAACAACTCAAAAAACACGACCTCTCATTGTTTCAAAACTTGAAGAGTTTATTAGAAACAGATTGATAAAAATATATTCTAATAGAACAGTAGAAGAACTATCTACATTTGTATGGAACAACGGACGACCAGAAGCAATGAAAAATAGAAACGACGATCTAACAATGTCTCTTGCTATTGCTTGCTGGGTGAGAGACACGGCACTAACAGTTTCTCAACGAGATATTGAGTATACAAAGGCAATGTTCAATGCTATAACTGTGGCAAATACCAAAGTCCAAACTAAAATACCCGGACAGATAGGTTATAATGGAAACTACTCAATGGATGAAAAAAGAGTAAATCAAAAAGAACTAAAAGAGTTCTATAAAATGTATGACTGGCTTTATAAAGGATAAATAAATGGCTAACAATAGTAGACCAATAAACAGAAGCGATCTTCGCAATATGCCTACCTCAAAAAGAGGCAGAGTAAATCAGGAAAGAAGTCCATATAACCCAGACAACAGTCTTTTCAAAAGACTTACAAAACTATTTTCTGGTCCTATTGTCAACCGTCGTCAACAAAACTACAAAGGCGAGCGCCGCCGCCGTTTAGATAAATATCGCTTTCAATCAGCACAAGGTCAACAGTTCAAAAAAAGTTCTTACAATCCGTTTGATTATGTTCATTCGCAAAGCATGGCAAATCAAAACCGTGCCGAAAGATATGTCGACTTTGAGCAAATGGAATATTGTTTGCACGGAGATACAAAGATAGCAGTTCCAGGTGGTTATAAGACGATAAAAGCACTTGCCGAAGAATATGGAACAACACAAGAGTTTATTGTTTATGCTTACGATCACACAAGAAAACAAATAGTTCCAGCATTTGGTAAGCAAGCAAGAAAAACCAGAACAGATCATGCCTGGAAAGTAGTTTTCGAAAATGGACAAGAAATAATAGGGACCGCTAATCATCGTCTTATGATGAGAGATGCTACCTATAAAAGAATTGATCAACTCATTGTTGGCGACAGCCTAATGCCTTTTTACAGAAAAGATCTAACTCACGGACAAAAAGATGAAGGCGAAGGTTATAGGTGGATCTACACAATGCACCAGGATTCAGATCGTAAAAAAGGCTGGATACCAGAACATACACTTATTGCTGAATGGGTTGCTGGTCGTAAAGTATTGCCAGAAGAAGTAGTGCATCATATAAACTTTATAAAATATGATAATAAACCAGAAAATTTGATAATAATGAGTTCAAAAGAACATTTACGATATCATCAAAACACTGTCAACGAGCAAAGAAAAAATACTGAATGGTGGGATTCTTTTAGAGCCAAACATAGCGAATGGATGAAGAAAAACAATCCAGCAGAAAGAAAAGATATAACTTTCGAAATAATATTAAGTCTTTGCGACCAATATGGATTCAATCAAAAAAACATTTGTTCTATGCTGGACACAGATTCAAATACCATAAAAAGAAGACTAAAAACAAAAGGTTTTGAAAGTTTTGAAATGTTTGCCAGAACTTATCAACCTAACTGGAAAAACGCTGGACAAGACAACAGGAAGAACAAAAATCCTCGTTATGATTCAAACATAACTTTCAAAAAAGTTTGTGATGCATATGAGCAAGGCATTTCATCAACAGCACTTGCGAGAAAACTAAATACAACACCAGCAAAAATAGTAAATAGAATAAAAGAAAATGGCTTTTCTTCTTATAGTAATTTTACAAAAACATATCACAATCACAAAGTATCAAAAATAGAATATTATGGCTTTATTGATCTATACGATCTTACAGTTGATGGATATAAAAATTTTGCTACTGATAGTGTTTTATCTCACAACACACCAGAACTTGCTTCTGCTTTGGACATATATGCTGATGAAATGACAACAAGTAACTCGCTTGAAAAAGTTCTCACAATTGATTGTCCTAATGAAGAAATAAAAACTATTTTACATACCCTTTATTATGATGTTTTGAATATTGAGTTCAACCTTTTTGGTTGGTCAAGAAATATGTGTAAGTTTGGTGATTTCTTTTTATACCTTGATATTGATGAGCGCGATGGTGTTAGAAATGCAATAGGTCTGCCACCATATGAAGTTGAGCGTATCGAAGGCGAAGATGAAAAAAATCCAAACTATGTCCAGTTTCAATGGAATAGCGGTGGAATGACTTTTGAAAACTGGCAGTTAGGACATTTCCGTATTCTTGGCAATGATAAATATGCTCCATATGGAACAAGTGTATTGGAACCAGCCCGTAGAATATATCGCCAATTGACGCTTTTGGAAGATGCCATGATGGCTTATCGTATTGTTCGTTCTGCTGAACGTCGTGTATTCTATGTTGATGTAGGAAATGTTGCTCCTAATGATGTAGAGCAGTTCATGCAAAAAGCAATGACAGCGCTAAAAAGAAACCAAGTTGTTGATGAGAAAACCGGTCGTGTAGATCTTCGTTATAACCCACTTTCAATTGAAGAAGACTACTTTATTCCAGTTCGTGGCCAACAATCAACAAAAATAGAAAGTCTTTCTGGCGGTCAATACACTGGCGATATAGAAGATGTAAAATATCTACGAGACAAACTATTTTCTGCTATAAAAATACCACAAAGTTATCTTGCTCGTGGCGAAGGCGGCGATGAAGATAAAACAACATTAGCTCAAAAAGATATTCGTTTTGCTAGAACCATTCAAAGACTACAAAGATCGATTATAAGTGAACTTGAAAAAATAGGAGTTATACATCTTTTCGTTCTGGGATACAGAAGCGAAGATCTTATCAAGTTCAAACTAAAACTAAACAACCCAAGTAAAATAGCAGAACTCCAAGAACTTGAATCATGGAAAACTAAGTTTGAAGTAGCAAGTGCTGCAACCGAAGGATATTTCTCCAAGCGTTGGGTTGCTAAAAAAATATTTGGTCTTTCCGACGAAGAGTTCCTGCGAAATCAGCGTGAAATGTTCTTTGACTTCAAGTTCAAGGCTGCGGTTGAGAAAGCAGGAACAGAACAAGAAGCTGCTGCTGGTGATGCAGATGCATTTGGTGGAGGTGCTAATATTGGTGCAACAGGTGCTGGTGGTGAAGACATGGGAGCCGGTATAGACCTGAGCACTCTTGGAGCAGAACCAGAAGGAACCGCAACATCAACACCAGAATCACCAACGCCAGAAACACCCGCTGGTGGAGAAGAAGAAGCGGGTCCATTATTGGCAGCGCCAGGTAAAAGAGACGACAAACTAACAACCACTCCTGCTTCAAGGGGTAAAATGTATATGCCTGTAAAATATCGTGGTGGCGATAGCAGGCCAACAGGAGCAAGAACAAGAAGTTATCAGTCAAAGTTTAGCAAAGAGTTGAGCGGCGGTTCCAGTAGAAACGTATGGGGAAGTGGAACACAAGATCTGTTTGGTCTTGGCAATGGTATTTACGAACAATATGAAAATAGTTATAGTGAAGAGATGTTGAGTGAAACAAACAAAAAACAAGACAACGATATTGTAGAACAAAAAATATTATCTAATAACGAAAACTTGAAACAACTAATAAGTTCTTTGGAGAAGAAAAATGCAACAAACAAAGAAAATGGCGAAGACTAAACACAATAAAAAGAGAAATACAGCATTTTTATACGAAGTTATTATCCGTGAAATAACAAATGCTGTATTACAAAAAAATGAAGAACAAAAAAAGTTTCTTGTAAAAGTTTGTAAGTCTTTTTTCTCAAATGGTAAGGTGTTAAAAAAAGAACTTGACCTATATCGTGCTGTCTATGAGTCGCACGAAGTTTCAAGCGATATTTCTCAAAAGATACTAAACGAAGCAAAGTTTCAATATGAAGGTTTGGATAAAAAAGAGATATTCAACGAACAAACAAAACTTATAAATATTCTAAACAAAATATCAAACGGAACAATGTTCAACACTTTTGTATCGGACTATAAAAATCTTGCCACGATATCTCAAATATTCAATAATAGTGTTCCAGTAAAAGAAAAAGTTTTATTAGAAACAGCAATAATAAGTAAAATGACTTCATCCTCAGAAGATGCTGAAAAAGATAAACTGGCTACACTTGATTCTCTAACTTATAAGTTGTTTGTAAAGAAGTTCAACGAACAATATAGCAATGCTCTCTTCTCAGAACAAAAAGAACTTCTAACAAAATATGTAATGAGTTTTGCTGATGGCGGCACAGAGTTCAAGTTATATCTAAACGAAGAAATAGAAAGAATAAAAACTTCTCTAAAAACAAGTCTTCAAGAAAAACAGTTTGCAGAAGATCGCTTTCTAAAAGATAAAACAAATATCGTATTAGAGAGAGTGGAAAACTATAAACAAAAGAGTATTGACAACTCTCTAATAGAAGAAGTTATGAAAATACAAAGTTTGATAAAAGAAATAGAATCAAAGGAAGAAACAAACAATGGCTGACCTAAAAGTAAAGATCACGAGCACAGATCCGCAGCCAGATCAAGCCTTTGATGATATTCCGGCAGAAGAAACACCTGAAAAGAAAAAACAACTTTTTACAATAAAAGTAAAAGCAAGAAGAACTCTTGATGGAAATATTATTGTTTCAGATCATCCAGAGATTGATATTGTTATCATGCCTGACAAAATGCGAGTTATAACTTTTTCAAAAGAAAACTTTGACGATCACATTTACCAAACTCAAGATCGTTTTATGAAATATCTAACAAAAAAAGGCACAATAGTTTTTGACAGCATAGCCAGCGGAAATGTATATGGTTCATTAGAAGCAAAAATAATAAAACCAATACAAGAGTTGCCAATAGACAATCTAATGCTGATGCTTGTATCCAAATGGATAGAAAGTGAAAAACCGTCTGTTGCTTATCAAGAAGCGATAGAAGATGTTTATGTCGACAGCATTACTGAACCAAACGATAAAGAAAGCACAGAACTTGGCAAAGTTCCAGCAGCACAAGAAAAAGGTTCAGTTCCAATACACCAGGTTCGTCGCTATGCCTATGGTTTATGATATCATAGTTTTTATTTTATCATGTGCCGGGGCCACACAAATATTGTGTTATGGAAGTATATTGGATAAAATAAGACCAAAAAACGGAATACTGGGAGAGTTATTCCGTTGTAGTATGTGTGTTGGTTTTCATGTTGGATATATTCTGTTTGTGTTATTCTGGATTGCTGGTGTGTCTATGTTTTCTAACTTTTACATTGGAGCACTTGTATTTGCGTTTATTTCTTCATATACCAGCTATGTGTGCGACAAAGTGTTGAGTGATGAAGGAATAATGATAAAAATAGCGAATAAATAAAAGTTACGAGATATTTATGAGTTGTGAGGTTTATATGAACCTAGTAGATCAAAATATTCGTAAATGGTTTCTTCCGCAGACCAATAGCCGTAGATGCTGTAAAGGAAGTTGTATCGTGCGGGTTGCGCCCGCATTCTACTTTAGTATATAAGGATTTATCGCATGAAAGTAACAAAACAAGAACTACAAAAAATTATAAAAGAAGAACTTGGTGCTATGGCAGCAACGGGAGAACTTGAAGAAGGCTTTCTTGACAAACTGCTTGGCAAACAGCCAAGGTTTGGAGATTTTGTTACCGATGACGATGTAAAAAAGAAACTTGATGTAGTTCAAAAGAATCTCGGAGATCTACGAGGACTTGCTTCTAATCAAGGAAACAAAGAACTTGGCTTACAAGTAACAAAAATATCAAACGATGTGGCAGATCTCTATAGTAAAACAACACCTAAAGGCCCAGAACTAAAAACAATAACCGATAAGCCAGAAGACATAACACTTCGCAATGCGAAAGAAGCACTCGCTGATCCAAAAAGAAGAAGTAAGTTATCAACACAAGGCTTGGTAAAAATACTATCTAAAATAGCTCCAACAGAAAAAGTCCCAACAGGTCCAGAAGGTGGAGTTGATAGAGCAAAACTAATGAGTTTAGTTCAACAAAAATTACAAAATATACCAGACGCTAAAACATTTAAAGGTGGAAGACCGGCGAGGCTTCGTTCTCGTCCTGTTGGTGAATGAAATAAAGGTTTATAAATGTCTTTTTCAGGTAAAGAGTTTGATGAAATATTACAAGAAGAAACCATAAAACTCCTTGAAGAAGAAGGGATGAGTGAAGGTTTTCTTGATAAAATAAAAGACCTTTATAAAAGTTTTACAAAACCAAAGCCAAACACCTCGCAAGGTGTTGGTAAAGCATTTGCTGGTTTTAGATATAAACCACCAGCCCAACAAGTAAAAAAACAAGAGCCAGAAAAGCAACAAACACAAACCGGACTTGCAACAAAGAAGGCAGGCTCATTAGAGACGAGTAATGTTGATGATGATGAGCCACAAGATAAACAAGCAAGTGCTCCGACTGGAACATATGATTTAGGAACACAGCGTAAACTTCCACCTTCTCAACAAGCATCATCACCGGCAGGAGAAAATCCACCAGAAACATCTATTCCATCAGGCGAACTCCCACCATCCGATATTATACAAAAACGGTTACCTGCTCCACAAAAAATAGGCATCATGCCAGAATATCAACCTCTAATGCTTGATATAGATAAAATAGATTTTCAAAATTTAAGAGATAGAATAGTTTCTTTATTGCAGGATAAGCAAATATTTATCAACAAAGATGAAGCAGAAAAAAAAGAAATTATAAGACAAACAGAAACTGTTTTGAAATATCTTGTAACAACAAAAAGAGTTATACAAAATCCAACTATTCGTCCACAAAATGAAAATACAACAAGACCAACTCCATCAATGCAGCAAGTTGGAGCAGTTGATTTTAATTCTTGGTATGTAAAAAGTCTTGTTCTAACTACTGAAAAATATTTCCAAGGTTCTATCAACAGCGATATTATAAAGTTTGTAATCGGCAGTTTATTTAGTGATGGACGTTTGGCAATAAGTCAAAGACTTTACAACAAACTAATACATACAAACGATCCAAGAATTACAGACAATTTAGACACAGAAGATGACGGCAAGAATATAAACGAATCAAAGTCTTATAGCAACTTTTACAATAGTTGGAAAAAATACACCAAAACAGGAGTTACATTATGAGCCAGTTTTTATTGAGAGAATATTTTGAACTCTGAGAAGGCGGTGTATGCCAAGATCTA